TATCTCTTTGGTTGAAGAATAATTTATGGAAGAAAAAGTTAATTACTAAACCATTAAAGAAAAATAATAAAAATGAAATTAATTCTATCTCTCATGAAGTATATGAACAAGATGAAGTAGATTTATCCGCTTATCACTATAACATAGATGAAGGTGTTTTACTCGATATCATCGATAATTTACCCTCTGACTATTTCACAGATACTCGAAAATGGTTAATCTTCTCTACCGCTATGAAACAATTAGACCAGAAGGATATGTGGGACCAGTATAGCGAGGAGAAGGGTGGAGAAACTTACGATTATGAGAAAAATCATTCTAAATGGAATTATTTAAAAGATAAATCCCTCTTCTGTTTAGAAAATATTTTAAACGCTTCATCAGTAGTATCAGACGCTAAAACCTTTTTAGGTTATATTAAATATAAACCCACTGAAAATCATAAGGTTAAACCTCATCGAAAATTAGAAAATCGGCGTTATCTTGACCCGTCTAACGATGGAACATTTCTTTTAGAAGAAAGTTTATCACATGATTGTCTGTTAATTATGTCCGATACTGGAACTGGAAAAACAACAGCGTTTAAAAATTTCATTAAAAAAACTGAAAAACCTTTTATCTCTATTGTTTCTCGTATTACATTAGGCGAGGAACAAGTTAGAATAATGAGAAATGAAGGGATAGATTGTATGTTTCATCAAGAAATAACTGATAGAATTAATGATAATGTTTATAAATGTGGTCGTGAAGCGGACGAATATCCGAAACCCGGGTTTTGGGAACACGAGGGAGATAATCTCGTAATAACAATTGATAGTATAATGAAGATTGGAAATTGGGGAAGTAATGGAGATGATGATGATGATAAATATAATCCTTTCGAGGGTTATGTTATTTATCTTGATGAATTAAATTCTCTTATTGAGTATTTCGTAGATTGTCCTAATCTCCATTCTAAGCGATTAATCGTTTATCAATTCTTAATTAAAGTTTTACAAGGAGCGGAATTAGTCGTAGGGACTGACGCAGATATCAGCGATATCGCCTTAAATTTTTTCTCTGGTAATGACTTACCTTATCATTTTATCTCGAATGAATATAAACATAATAAAGGGATAGACGCGGAAGAATTATTCTCATATAAATCTCTCGTGGAAGCGATATCTTGTGAAGAAAAATATATGGTCGCTTGTGATGAAAAAGGAACCGCTATTAAATTAGGCGATGATTTAACTCGTTTAGGTCATAAGGATATTTTAGTTGTATCCGCTGATAGTCCTATGGAAGTATTAAAAGATTTAGATTTAGATAAACACGATAAAGTAATTTTCTCACCTAAAATCGTTTATGGTTTAGATAGTGTTATGAAGAGAAAAGTATTCGGTTATTTTAGATGTAGAACTATCGACCCTCGGGGAATGATACAGCAGATTTGTAGATGTAGAAATATTATTTCTCTACAATTTCTCTTTGAGGATAAATCATGGAAATCATATCGATATGATAGTGTCGCTGAATGTAGAGAGGTTTTAATGAAAGGAGTTAATATAATGATGAATTCTTTTTCTATGTGTGGATTAGAAGAAAGTCAGAAAGTATTTAATGATATTTATAGTCAATATGTCTATAATCAAGATTGTTATAAGAGTAATTATTTCGCTCATTTTATTAATCTTCTTATCTCTCGTGGTTTCGACTATGAGATGAATCCAGATTTAATGAATAAATCAACCGGTCAGACCGCTTCTATCGCTAAGGAAATTAAAGCACAGAAAGAGAAAGTCGTATTAGATGAGTTTGATAAATTCTATGAGGTTTTTAAAGTAGAAGAAGAAAAAATTAAAAATAAATATCGTGATTATGAGATGTTATGTATGGAAGAACCTTATGATAATGGGAGAAATGAATTTTTTAGAGAATATGAGGAAGAAAATAAAATCGATTGGTCTTTCTCTTGTGGAAAGGTTTTACAAGTAGAAGAAAAAACTATGACTTGGGATGATTGGAAAATTAGAAATACTAAATCAATCTGGTCTAAGTTTGGTCCCGTATGGGAGGATATTAATAAACTGAAACATGATTTAGTTGATGAATATTTCTCTGAGGTTTTCGCCGATGTTATACATCTTCTCTGTATCCCGATGGAACAGATTGAAGAATGTAAGGATTTAATTACAGACCCTAAATTATTAGTAAGATACTTTAATATGAAAAGATATTTCTTCGACCCTAAGATGACCTCGAAAGACCCATTAATGGAACATATATCTAAGAGACAAGATTTTGATATTAAATCATTTTCATCTGTATCTAACCAGATAATCTTTTTACATAAATTAAAGAAAGCGGTAGGAATAGATGAGAGAACCGAAATCGATATGAAAGAAGTTATGAGCGAGGAAACCGCTGATAGATTATGGGAAGAATATACATCGATGAGACGCATAAGAAGTAAGGGAAACGCTTTCTTGGATCCAGCGGGAGTGAAGAAAAATATTATCGTGATGTATAAAGACCTTTTCGGCGTGGATATTATTAACACGAAGAGGACTACGAAGAAGAATAAAGACACTGGAAAATTAGATAAGAAAACTTTATATAGTATGAATACTGAATACTATGAGAAAATGAGAAAAGTATATTTTAATTCGTGTGAGGAGGATTATAAACCCGAAGAGGTTGAAGAATAAATCGATATTCTTCTAAATTAATTAATTTCTTTTTTATTAAAAATCTACATAAAAATAGATTTAAATTTTATCTTGTAATTCTATGATAAAGTCATTATGGTTTATTTAATGAATTATCTTACGAAAAATAATTTATGAGGTATATACTCATAAAATAATCGATAAACCATATTGCCCTTAATTTATAATAAAGATGTCATTATGGTTTATCATATAAAAATAAAAAAAAATGTTTTTTCCTTTTTTGGATATTCTTCTAATATGTATTTAATCCGCCTACATTCACAGCGGACTGGACGCCTACATTTGCTATCTGTCCCGTGTTTGTCGTCGGTGCTGTTAATGTTTCTGGTAGAGGTTTCGTCGGTGCGTTATTTGCTTGTTTATCGTGGTCTCCGAATAATTTAACTAAATTACCACTTTCACCGATTAAATTACCTAAACCCGCTACCCATTCTGCTCCGGGGATTAAACCTACAACATCACTAACCGAGGCGATAGTAGAAGTAATATTATTATAGTCATCTGCTCCCGTAGCGTTTTTATCGAATAAATGCTGACCATGAGACTTAACTAAATTATCAACATCATCATAAATACTTAATCCACCCATCGCCCCAGATGAAACTGCCCCTCCTACTCGTCCGATTAATTCACTCGTCTCCTCAGATGCTCCCGTTATACCTCCTATAATTTTTTCAGTTAATCCTTGTTCTGGTTTAGGTTCTTCTGGTTCCGAGGGTGCTTCACTAACCGCCGAAGCGACTGATGACCTCGCTAAACTGGATCTCGCTTGCGATGTTCTTCCGTCTGGGATTGCTTCTGGTGCTGGTTCGGGTTCATCTACTTGTGCTATCGTGGCGGTTGGTGCGGGAGGTGGTGGTCTGTTCTGTAAATTTTCTACTGCTTGTTCTGTCGCTAATCCTTGCGGTGCTTGGACGCGGACGGGTGCGGATGGTGCTGATACTGGGGGAGGTGGTGGGATAGGTCTGATTCTATTCCCCATCTCGTCAAGAGCGTTTGGGTCATCTATCGGTGTCGGTGCTGATGGTGCTGATACACCGCCTCCTATCGCTGACCCTACGCCAGTCGGGGTTATTGATGGATTAGTTATAGCGTCAGTAATAGCGTCTCCTACTCTCGATAATCCACGACTAATTATTCCGGGTTTTGGAGGTTCTTCTGTTATTCCTCCTAATCTCATTTTTGCTAATCTCTTCGCCTCCTTCGCTACTCTCTTATTACGAGCGTCATACGCTCCTTTAACTGCTCCCCCAGAAAATAACTGAGTGGCGAAATCTTTTCCTAAATTTAAATCATTCATAACATCAGTCTCGGCGACTTCTTTATTATAATCGTCTGTCGCTGTGAGGTTATTTGCTTGTTTTAAATCGTTGCTCTCTTGTATCGCTTGTTCTCTCTGGTTCATGCTCTGTATCGCCGATTGATAACCATACATATCCGCCATATTATTTATAAGAATAATATATATAAAAAAATATTCAATCATAAAATTAAAAAACTAAATCTTCCAGAGGTATCTCTTTATCTTTTTTCACATCTTTCACCTTTAATTCTCCTTCATCTTTAAAGGGTTTCATCACCGCTTTCGGGTTCTCTTGTATCATCTTCTGGTCGCCTATTCCTAATAAGGTTTCATGTCTTCTATAAAATCGAGCGGGGTTCTCTTGGGCGTCGATATATAAAAATGAAAATGGACTATCGTGAGCGAGGTTATAGTAAGTCATAAATAATTCTTCTGACCCACATAACTCAGAATACTCTTCTTTTATCTTATCGAGTTCCTTAGCGTTGTTCTGGCGAAAAATTAATACATTCGTAGCGTTGTTCCTTATGATGGTTCCCACAGACCTAAATGACTGAGTAGTTAAAAAAATCGACATTTCATAATGGCGAAATTTACTACATAAATATGTGATATCATTAGTTTTTTTAAAATCACGAGAGAGGATATCATCTAATAAAATTAACATCGTCGGCATTTCTTCTCTCTCATATTTTTTCTGAGATTGGATCAATTCCTTTATCATCTGGTCAGTATAATGGTCTTCGCAGTCAGCGAAAGCGTCTGTGAAATATTTTCCTTTTGTATCGTTGTTTAATGTATTTGATATTATTTTATACGCGTCCCAGTAATCTTCACCATAAAAATCATCCCCATTTCTAAGAGCGTTTATGAGGTAGTTAGTTTTTCCGCTTCTCACCGACCCGATGATTAAAGTTAAAAATTGAGGTTTCGGGAGAAATTCATGAATAGGTTTATATTTATTCTTCTCTAAAACATCATTAACTTTTAAGACCTTCGGGACTTTCTTTTTTCGTGGTTTTGATTCCATTCTTTATAATAAGAATAGATAAAAAAAATAATGAATAAATAAACCGAAAAGGATAAAACATTTTTTTATATGTTTATTTATAAATAATAAACCATATTGACGCTTTATATACTAATCGAGGGCATTATGGTTTATTTTCTATAATTACTAATAAAAATAATTATGGTTGAGATGTATTCGTATTTAATTCGGGTTTTCTATGACACTTAATACATAAACAATCTATCTTATCACATTTCGATTTTTGTATAGTTAATAATACACTTGTTAAAATTCCTCCTACTACTCCTAAAAATACACCTAACTCGGCGATAGTAAATTTCTCCATGATATAAATAATTTATAAAAAAATATTTAGAAACAATTATTAAAATAATCTTCTCTTAAATCTCTTCCGTAATACGCTTTCGTATCGGGCATCGCCCTCTGTATTTTTTGTCTCACTTGTTCTACTTGTTTCTCTTCATGTTGTTTTTTCTGTTTCTCTTGTTTTCTCTGTTTCCTTATCGCTTCATAAGCGAGTATCGCTTTTAAATTACTTTCTTCTAATTCTTGTCTTGTAATATATTCTCTTGTCTTAACTGGTTTAGGTGTTTCTTCTATTGGTTCTGGTTTTCGAGGTTCTTCTACAACTTTCATAACCTTTGGCGGAGTTTCTATCTGTTTTGTTTCTTTTCCTTCAACGAAATCTTTTAATCTTTGTTTTTCTATTTGTTTCTTTTTCTTTTCTAATTCTTTCAGTTCTTTCTTTTCTTGTGAGTTTCTCCTTCTTGTTTCTAACGCTTTAACTCTCGCCTCCGCTAATTTCTTTTTATGTTCCTCACTCATGGGAGGTCTTTTTTTTCTTTTTGGTTTCGGTATCGGTTCAACCTCACCTTCTCTGAAAAAAATATCTTCCTTTTTTATCTGGGGTATTTTCTTTTCTTCGACTATTTGAGAATCGAAATCATCTTCATCATCTAATTTTATTTCTTCTTCTTCGTTGATTTCTGGTTCTGTCTCTATCACTTCGGGCATTAAATCCATTTTATATTACTATATATTATTAATATTTTCTATTAATTACGATAAAAAAGTATAATTAAAACTAATAATTAAAACGCCTTTTATAATCAGCGATACTCGCCTTTAATGTTGGTTTATTCCATAAGATATATCTACTGAGTGATCCAGCGGTCATCGGGTCATTCCAGTTCTCTCTCTTCTTATGGCGACTTAAATATCTTTCTTTTCTCTTATCATCTCGATGTTTAGTATAATCACTCATACCATCAGCACCGAAATGAATAGTCTTTTTTTTCTTCTTGTCTTCATAGAATATAGCGACCATTTTTTTCCCTTCTTTTGGAGACTTCTTAATAATAACTGATTTCATGTATATGATTAAATATATTTAATTTAAATGAGGTCTATCCCTAAAATGTAAAGTAATAATAGTCTGGTCTTGTAATGATGTCGCTAAAATTTCATTCTCATCACATATAGATATGTCGAAAGTATTTAATGTTAATTCGCTTCCGTTCCCGAGTTTCACATATACTCTGTCGTGAGGTTCGTAATATAAAATCCCAGAAGACCCCCCGCCTTGGTCTTGTTGTGGTAATGTATAAAGGATTTTAGAAGGGCGACCGACAGCACCATTTATCGATTTCTGTGTGAAGTTATCAAGACGAATAAATAAAGACCCAGAATTTAAAATCTGAGGAGCGGTCGTAGGTTCATAACTCCATCCCTTATCAGCGTCTTCACCTCCTAACGCGTTCCCGTTTATATCCGGTCTTAATATGTGAATATCTCCATATCCTAATTTTCGACTCATATAAGGGTCTGAGGCGAGATTAGTAGGGATATAAAATTTCTTATCTTCATTTAATATGATAGTAAATACATAATCTTTCATTTCATCTGTTCCTACTCCCTTATATGTAAATTTTTCAGTATTAGTCATCTGGTTCATATATCTACTATCAACATTATAGACCTCTTCATCTGTAAGATTATCTATCATTCGAGCGTTCCATGAATACTTACTTTTAAAATATGGATTAGATATAGCAGAAGATTTAATCCCCGAATACGCAGATAAAAATAAATGAGATGAAATTTCTGGGAGACAGAATTTAGGATACATCCACCAGCATCCTTGTGAAATCGGTTTAGGATAATTTAATTTATAATTAACTCCCGCCTTACTATCATAATAAGGGGACATATCACGAGAGCATAATAATTTCCAGTTCGGGTCATCGAGAGGATTATCGCTTGTAGATTTCGCACCTTGATTAACATATATCCTTAATATCTCGTTTTCAGTTCTAAATAATATCTGAGATATCTTATCAGCATTACCAGATAAATCATATTTAGTAGCGTATAAAGGACCATCCCCCGGATAAGGTTCTGTCCATCCGTAATATTTAACTTCATTCATCGATAATTTAGTTATATCTCCATCTTTCACGCTCATCTGTCCTATATGAAGATAAAATTTACTATCGCTCGCATCTTGTATCGCATAAACACCGAAATCGAAAGAGACATCATTATAATTATTAGCGAATGTTTTATCTTGGGGGAGCGTCCCCGCACTCTCATAATATTCTACTGGTTGGTCTCCTTCTCCATGTTTCTGGTCTCTACATAAACCGAAAGCGAAACCTTTAACAACCTCCCAGTCTGTTGTATCTGTGACGACACCATCTAAATCTACTCTCATATTACCCGTGTTAAGACTGATTGGATAATCTGTGAGAGATCCAGTCATATCAATTGTGGCGTGTGAAAAGTCCTCCGCATTTGTAGATGAAGATATTTTTTTAGTCGCCTTATCCCATGTTAATGAAGCATCCTCATCATCATACCATTTCTGGTAAGTTTCTATATCTCCCGCTACTTCTATATCTTCACTACTCGGAGATTGTTTCATAGTAAGAGCGAAACCCTCGAAAGCACCCGTAGTAGAATTATATTCTCTATCCGACTGAGGATAAAATGAATTCGGTAATACGCTACTCTCACGATAAGCGACATTAGGATGAGGAAACGCCATCTTTAACGCCTCTGAAACTCTATTAGAAAATTCGATTAATCCTACATCTTCACCCTTACCCGCATCAGTTAAACCGATAGACCCCCAGACCGGCATAGCGGTTGTATTTTCGGTCGTTGATCCATCGTTGATTTTAGCGAGGTCTATACCGAAATTACCATAAAAACCATCATCGGGAGATATATGTATCGCTTCTCCTTTATTTAATTTAACCGACTGGACGGCGACTTCACTATCGGGGGAGAGTGTGATAGTTTCTTTCAACGAATTACGATAATGATACGGAGACTGAGCGATACCTATATCTTTAACACCAGATTGAGTGAGTTTATTACCAGTAATTACTAACGACATCTTTTTTATAATATGAGAAATAAAAAAAATTTCTAAGATAGATTATAAAAATGAAAAAATACAATAAAGTTGATGTAGCGAATAAAGTTAAACTTCATCCAGATTTTCGACCTATCCCCCCGAGACCTACAAGACAAGGACAACCGAAACATCAAGATGACGCTATCGAAAAATGGAACAGAGAAACCGCCATGGACAGAGCATTAAACGGAAAATTATATCATTTAATTAAAGATGAGATTATCGCTGAATTAGAAAATGATGAATAATTTATGAGTATATACCTCTTAAAAAACTTTTTCTACGATAAAACTGATAATTTTATAAAATATGTTTATCTTACAATTACACGATAAAAATAATTACTAAAAAATCGGTTTTTTTTTATACTTTTTTTATAAATAAATGATATCTTGATCCAAATTCATTTATAAATAAACCATATTGACTTTAAATGAGTATAGAATAGTCATTATGGTTTATATCTTAAATAAATAAAAAATTGTTTTTCCCTTTATGGTTTATTCTTTTTTAAGATTTCTTCAACGAAATTTTTAAATATATTTCATTATAAACATGTCATCAAGATATTTAGAGATTTCCGTAAATAATTCTCCCTCAGATGGTAAAATGAGTTTCCGCAAGGGTATAGCGAATTTAATTTTCCAAGTCCCATCGATGAACGCAACTCTCCGCCCTTCATCTGTCCGTGTATGTGGTAAGATTAGATTTTATAAAGACGACGCATCGCCTCCCGCAATCGGTAGCGACCCTATGGCGGTTAATGAGCGTCTCGGTGTTTATGGAGCATTCGAGAGTTTAACCACGAGAAGCATTAAACATCAACAGACGATAGAGAACATTAGACACTACGCACATTTTTTAAATAACTTCATTCCCCTCGGAGCATCGGTAGATGATATGAATACTCATATGAATACAACTATTTTATCTCTATCTAACGCAACAGCGTTTAATGATAGTGTAGTTTATTCCGGTGTAGAAAATGATTTCTCCGTCCCGCTCCCGTGTGGTCTGTTTAACGGGACGACCGATATACCCCTTAATGACGGACAACTCGGGGGATTAGAAATTTCCCTCGCATTAGCAAGTGATAGTCAAATGATATACGCTGTCGCTGGCGACGCAACTGGATTATCTGACGCATGGTATGAATTCAGCGATTTAAAATTAATCGTCGAGGTGACGGACTACACGCCAGCAGAAATATCTTCGATGGGGTCTTCGGGTGTATTTAATTATCAATCTATCACATCTTACTATGATACTATTAATTCTCAGCAAGCGAACATATCTTTTAATCTCGGTTTAAGTAAGGTTAGAAGTGTTTTCTCTTCATTCATTCCATCTCAATTTTTAAATAATCGAAATTTCGACTCATACCAGACTATCTATCCTACGAATAAAGACGGGAGCGTCGCAAATATTTCTAAGGTAGTATGGACTAAGGGCGGAGCATTATATCCTAAACATTTCGAGATGAATAATAACACGAGAAACAATAAAGACCAAATGGCGGTTGATCCAGTAGTTATCGCTGATTATGTTTCGGCAGTATCTCCATTTAATAAAAACATGAGTATGGCGGTCGGTCCCGTAAATACTAATAGAGATATTACAAGCGACGCAACTGAGACAGATACTATGATATCTACTCGTGTCCCCGATGGAGGACAAGTATGGGGATTAGGTATTTCGTATGATAAACTCGGAGGCATGGGGAGTGATTTTTCTACTCAGAACTGGGGATTAACTATCGATAGTAATTTAACTACTGACCATCCGCACTCTGTTTTTATCTTCGTGAATAGTGAGATGAATGTAGCATTTTCCCCTAACGGCATCCAAGTAATCCAATAATTTCCTCTTTTTTAATATTTTTCATTTTATTTTTTTATGTGATATATCATTATAAAATATGTCCCAAGAAGCACCAGATACATCATCGCAACCAAGTATTATTCAGTTAGAAAGTCTCCCAGTAGATACATCACAAGAAATCGAGAGCGATGTCCTTCGCCCAGTCGTTTTCTCATCTAATAATTTATTCGCTCGTTTCGAATTAGAACCGAAGGGATTTCTCTCCGCTGGATCAACTATCGCTTTATCTCTCACCCCTCCCGCTGGTATTACAAGAGGATTTTTTCCACCTAATATCGGTGTATCTTCTTTAATCCAGAGGGCAGTTTTAAAAACTTCATCGGGTCGTGTCCTCTCAGATATGGAGGAGTTTTCTCATTTCCAATCTCTAAAATCTCTATCTCTTCCAAGTGATACACAGACCCAGAGACATCAGTATAGCGATGGTAGATGTCTTGACTTCGGTATGACTTATGATATTACTGACGACAACCAATCCCAGAAGAGTGATTCTAAATATTATGGTCTCCAAAATGGTAAAGAATATACTAAATCCCCCGGAGGTGGGTGGGCGTCAGCGGGAGCACAAGCAGAAGGACTAACTCATCACAATTTCCAAGTCATCGCACCAGACGCAGATAGAAAAGATTTATCACCATCTTACTCTATCCCTCTCTACGAGTTATTCCCTTTCTTAAAATCGGGCAATCATCTCCCCCTCTTCGCCATGGGTAATGACCGCGTCCAGATAGAATTAACATTCGCACAGACAACTAATCGCCGTATATCTCTAAATAAAGCGGGAGATGGTGAAGCAGATGTCGCTGTATTGATAGACCAAAACTCTCTCGAATTAATCTCCGACCATATCTTTTATCCGGGGAGGATGGAGAGTATGATGGAGGATTATAAAAATCATAATTTCGCTTATAATGATTTCATATTATCTCGACAGATTATTACATCGGCGGGAGACGCTTCTGATAATTCTAAGAGTAATGTTAGACAAGTCGGCGGAGCGGGTCGCGTTGTATTAAGAGCATTCGCGGGATATGTCCCAGTAGAGACTGGGACAACTAAGAGCGAGAAAGAAATTCTAAATAATTATAAAGCACTCTCCATGAACAAGACGGGCAAAGCAGTAGGTAAATTAGAAAGTAATTTATTTTATAATGAAAGATTTTTATATCCCCAGATTGTATCTAACTCCGCTCGCCAGTTTCATCAGTTAAGAGACGCAGAACAAAAACAAATGTATGTCCCTCGTGAAGTTTATTCGAAAGGTGGAGAAGCATTAGCACCAGACGCGACCGACAGACTGAAATATGAGGGCAGAGGTCAAAATAATAATTTAGCGGGTCATCTATTCTGGCAAGGATGGCGATTGAACCGAGGAGAACGAGTAGGCACGAAGGGGATAGACTTACATATGAACGCTCTGGACACAGCGGGGACGGGACAAGGTTTAACGACTGGGACTTATACTCAATATTGTTATCTCGAAGTATCGAGAAACGCGACTATCCGCAACGGGCAAGTTGATGTTTTCTTCACATAAACCAAGATGGATAAAACATTTTTTTTTTATTTAAGATATAAACCATAATGACATCTTTATTATAAATTGAGGGCAATATGGTTTATTTATTTTTCGCGATTTTTAATCTTATAAAATTAAAATATAAATCTAATTATATAACAAATGAATAGAGAAAAACTAACAGATTTAATTAAAGAAGCAAGACCGAATATAAAAGACAGCACTATTAAGATGTATGTGGGTAATCTTATGAAACTCATGAAGATATTTAATGAAGATAATTTAAATTTCTTAAAAGATATAGATCAAGTTAAAGAAAAATTAAGTGAAAAACATTTCACAACTCAGAGAAATTATTATAATTCGATTATAATTTATCTTATGACTAAGAAGGATAAAAAAATCGTTGAAGAATATAATGAAATTAGAGATGAATTAAATAAAAAATATATTGATGATAATTCATCTGGTATCATAAGCGATAAACAGAAAAATAATTTCGTAGAATTAGATGAGATAAAGAAGATGATAAAGGATATATCTAATGATTTAAATATACCTAAATTAAAAAAGAAATCATCTATCTCCAAGAAAGAAGAGAATCTCCTTATGGTTTATGTTATCTTAAATATCTTGATAAGAATTCCTTTAAGAAATGATTTATCTAACATGATATTATTAAAGAAAACTCAATATAATAAACTAACAGATAAAGAGAAAGAAGATAATAATTATCTTGTAATGGAGAAGGGATTATTAAAATTCATCTTGAACGATTATAAAACGAGTAAAAAATATAAAGAGAAGATTTTAAATATTCCAAAAGATTTAGAAAAAATCCTTCGTATGTATATCAAGAGAATGGATTTTAAAGTTAATGATATTATCTTCCCTCTCTCTCGTAATGGATTATCTCAATTACTTATTAAGACATCTAAAAAATATTTAAAAAAAAGTATCTCTACTACCATGTTAAGAAAAATAGTCGCGTCTGATTTATTAGGTGATGTTAAGAAAGCAGAAAAAGAATTATCTAAAAAAATGGGGACTGATATATCGACTATAAAAAATGTTTATGTTAAGGATGAACAAGACTAATCAATAAATAAAGGTTTAATATATTCATTCTTAATCGCTACTAATAATTTATATTCATCTTTTCCTCTATCGTTTCTCCCTCCCCATTTAATATCTACTTCATCTTTATTATATTCCCAATAATAAAAACCTTCCTTACCCCATCCATCGTTAATACATCTCCATAAAAAGAAACATCTTCCATCTGGATTATTCTTCAACCATTCTACCCCCTCTTGTATCTTACCTCTCTCAAAATATAAATCGGGATACTGACCGAACTTACATCTCCTCGTCTTTAATTCTACTTTAAAATTTTCATTATAAAAATCGAATTTAGCAAATTTATCTCCTTCATGTCTCGTATTAGTTAAAGGACCATAAACATATTCCAGATATTTCTTAGAACTATCTTCGCTATCAAATCCAAATTTTAAATCTTCTTTTAATTTTCTATTCATTTTATATACTTACATAGAAAAAAAATCCAGAGAAATAAACGAAGTCTTAATCGAAACTAATGATGAATGAACCGAACTTAATCTTACATTCATAATTAGATGTCTTAATATTTAATTGTTTCTTAATATCTATTTCTCTCTGAACTAATGGAGATATCTTACATTCAATCGTATATAATTTAAAAGGGTCATTCATTAATTTTCGATTCGCTTTTCTCACGATAGGTATATCTCCATGAAGTGAATTTAATTTCGCTTCTTCATATAATATTCTTCTACTTGTAAATAATGAATTCTTTATACAAAAATTATTATCACAATAATGGATAATTTTTTTCGCTCTTAATATCTCTTCATTTTTTTCTTTAATTGATATAGTTTTTTTAGGATTAGGTGAGGTTAAAAATTTTCTTAATTCAGTAATATCTTTAATCTGTAATGAATTATCTGGATCAATAAAAAGATAATCTGTCTTAGATAACATATCCCAGAGAGTTGTAGCGACTTCATATTTATTATTTTTTATAGAGACGCCGATACATATATCGAATTCTTTAACATATTCTAAGAGGTCTTTTTTAGAATGTGATTTATGGATTATCGTGTTGTTTTTCGGCATTCTTTTTTTATATTACTTACATAGATTTTATTTATAATTAATTAATATAACGCTAATGAGTGATAAAATGAAATCTTCTGAACTACGCAAACTTGTAAGGATGTTTAATAAGAGAAGCAAAATTACTATCCCTAAGGGATTAAAGGGACAAGGAGAAATGATTAAATTTTTAGAAAAACACGGGACGATAAATCACGAGAATAAAGTATTTCTCCCGAATACGCAAGACATGGGTAAGCAGATAAGATTAGCGGATTATGATAAAATGTTTCCACCTAAAACAGAAGCACAGAAAGCAGAAGCAAAGAAGAAAGCATCAGATAGAAAGGGAGCAAGTGAGATGAACATGGTGAAGACATTAGAAGGTAAAGGATACAAGATTACTAAACCTAAATCAGCAGAGAAGAAACCTACGCCAGCACCCAAGAAACCCGTAAAGAAAGCACCAGCGAAGAAAGCAAAGGCAGACCAATTTAAACTCGATAATGAAGCATTAGAAAAGGCAAAGACACGCAAGAAAGAAGCGATACAGAAGAAAGTTAAAGAAGCACAAGCGAGCGGTAAAGTATCTGACGCTGACTTCATGAAGCGTCCCGGGTTTAAATGGATATTAAAGAAACAGACAGAACTATATAATGAAATAATTAAATTAAATAAGCAGAGAATATCTGGTAGTCTTGATGAAGATAAGATGGATGATATGATTGATAAATTATTCGATAAGATAAATTCTGAGACATCAAAAGAATTAAATACAAAGATAAACGAAGATAGCATGGTTTTTAAATTCGGTAGAGGCACAGCGAGAACAGATGAATTAATAAAGAAAAAGTTGAAGAAAAAGATGGATGAAGCAAATACATTAAAGAAGAAACCAGCAAAGAAGAAAGCATCAGCACCAAAGAAGAAAACAAATTTCTTACCAAAACAAACCTTTAAAGAAATAGTCGCCAATTTAAAAAAGAGAACAACTGATACAGCGACAGACGAAGATGGAGATAGGATATATTCTGATAATACTCTTAAAACATTAAAAGAGATATTCGCTATTTATAAAACTCTCCCTTATAAATTACATAAGGATGAAGAATTATATGATTTAATAGATGATATCGCTGGATACAGAGGAGATGAAGCATCTAAATATAATACATTTTTAAATCAGATGAAATCATACGCAAAGAAGAAAAAAAACTAAAAGGAGATGGTGACGCCTTAAAGAACCCGAAGGGAACTAAGATATTTATAGAAGGAAGTGGAGGACCAACTCCTACTGGATCAACGACTAAATCTTTTTCTACTTTTAAACTCATGTGGAATTCGATGGGATATAATGTTAAGGAATTAAAGAAATATAAAAAACCTTAAATTTTTAGTAATTGTTTTTATCGTGTGTTATTATGATAAAGTAATTTTATAATAAATCAGTTTTTATCGTAGGATTTTAAAATTATGAGGTATATACTCATAAAAAGTATTATAAATCTATTATTATGGGTATAATTGATATAAAACTCTCTATATTATCACTATAAATCTAATATTATAGTGATTATAGAAATAAAATTATAATTTTATTGTGTTTTTAGACCATAAAGGACACTATTTTAGATTAAAAAGGACTAATTACTCATTATTACTCGGTTTAAATGTCGTTTAAGGACATTATATTAGATTAATAAACCATATTGACCTTATATATTAATTGTTATAGGCATTATGGTTTATTATCTTGTATTATTATATAAATGAGACATCAACTCGATACTTTTTTAGCGTTATGGTTTTTAATTAAGAAATTAAAATTTTATTTCTATATAGTAAAGATGATTCATAAGGATATGATATATAAAAACCTTTTATTAATTAATTCATTAGAGATAAATAAAGATGTTAAAGATATTATAAAGATGGAGTATAAATTCTCAATATTAGAGAAAAAATATAAATTAAACTATGATAACATGATTACACATCTTAAATATTATATCTTTATTAATAAGAAGATAAATAAGAAACATAATAGAAAAGATACATTATTAAAGAGTATTAAATTTTTCGATTGTTAATCCCATCTCTCTTCATCGCTTTCACTTGTAAAATATATTGATCCAACATCATCAATATCATCGGGGTCGTAAGTATCATAATCCTTGAAGATATAATTTAAAATAAGAATAGTAATCATTTTATTAATCTCCATATATAAGATAATATATATTTTTTTTAATGACCATTTAAACTTTCGCAATAAGTCTCCCATAGTCTCACACATTCTTTTAAATCGGGGCAATATGTATAACCACAAGATACACAGCATCCCCACTCATCATAAGGATTAGGAGGTTGTCCTATGATATCTATAATCATTAGCAATAATGAAATCATTTATATAAGATAATATATTTTATTTTTTCTTTATCTTATTCTGTAATATTTCTTCTATTATAGAATTATCTAAAACCTTATTCCTTTCCACTCGATAAACTACACAGCAACCATCACCAACAGAAGAGAGGGACTGGTCGGGGTCGTGTATAGATGTTTTAATAGATGAGATATTTATATCATTCGTTATCGTGAATTGTATAGGACTATCAACAGAAAAGAAATAATCTCCGTCTCCATTCTCTTTATTCACTACGGCGATAATAGGTAATTTATCTCCGCTGTCTTTTCCTCCTACATATTTCTGTCTTTCATGTAAGACTAAATCAGAGCGAATACAATAATAAGGTCTCACCATTCTCCTCGGTAATAATTCACCCGTCACAACGATAGATGAAGTAGTTTCAGTTATCGGGGGATAAATTGTATAAGCAGATAATCTGGCGGGAGAAGAATGAGTGAAACCCGTTCCTCCGGGTTTCTGATTAACCCAACCCTCCAACATTAAAGGCGTCGGTATCTGTCCAGAAAACATAATCGCCCCGTATCTATTCACCACAAAATTCTGTATCTGTGTCTCTACTATCTGAGCGTTAGTTGTAATCCATTCTAAATTATAGAGATTAGTATTCGTTATTCTCGATACTCGATTATTAATATTATCAATTGTAGATGGATTAGTCTGTTTATATGTGAAACCTAAGAGACCGAATAAACCATCATTAAAAGTTTCATCATCATAAGACCCGCCGATATTTAAACTAATTCCTCCGTGAGCATCCATAATCGTGTAAGGTGTTATCGCTTGATTCAGAGCAGAGTAATTTTCTTCTCCCCACCCTATTATATGTTCGCCTACTACCGCTTCCTCATGTAATGAAGCACCAGCATAAGTAGAAGCGTCATTCTCTATTTCCGTAGTTTCCTTTAAACTTCCCGTGAGTATCCCATACGCCTTACTATCTCCAACGAGATAAGGTCTCATCTCTGGTGTATAATTCCAATATTGTAATCTCTTATTCATCTTATAACATACCGCAGAAGCGGTAGCATTATTCTGAGGGTTAGTCTCAGCATTAGACCCAGCGTTAAAAGGTTGTCCTACATTCTCGGGAGTATGTAAATCTTTAAAACCAAAATGAGATGTCTGGTCATATACTACTGAGGGATTATTCGCACCTAAATAAATACGAGATATTAAAGGACCAGTCCAATTAGGTGGTAAATATCTATGTTCATTTATAGGAGTATCGGGAGAAACCACTAATGGTTTATCATTAAAAGTCCGTGAAGCAAGACCATAATTATATGTCGCATCATACGAATACGCTTGATAACCAGAATATAACTGAATTACATTATTACCATATGAATTAAAATGATAATCCCATCCTATTAATCGTGTCTCCTTAGTGATATTCGTATCGAATTTAAATATATAAGGTCTTAAACCTCCAATCAGTTCTGGATGTAATACTATGAAATCTGTAAATGTTCCATCTCCATTATCGTGTGTAGTTTTAGTAGCGAAACCATATGAGAGATTAGATGTCTCCGCTCCCGAAGTCATCTTTCCTTCATTCGATTTATCATACTTAAAAAAGAAAGGCATGGACGCTCTATTCATCCCGTCTCCTCTCGCCTCATAGTTATCATAACCTAAGATATTATCTATCACACCATTAACATTATCATATCTGTTTATATGTAAGAAACGAGAATTATCTATCGTATAATCAGTCCCCGTCAATATGGGATTATCATTCCATAACTCTGGATAACGAGACTGAATTTTAAATAAGGTTGATAAATTTTCTAAATTAGATTTAGTCCATTCTATCCCCGTAATTACTTCTGATAAAATATTATTAGTCGCTGATCCAACGATATCATTTTTAATAAAATATTGAGTAGTTCCGTCTCCATTCATGATATCTCTTCCCGCCTTAAATAAGTCTGGTCTTTTAACTCCAAGATATTGATATGAGCAATCATAATTTAAAGCATCTATATGACCCGCCCCATCGTCATTAATGTAAGCGGTATAATTACTTTCGACATTACCTCCAAACCACGCACAATTAAAAGGTTTAAATGTATTCGTAGAGATAGTAGAAGTCCATATTCTCTCCGTCTGAGGTAATCCATTATCTAAGAGTGTATATAATTCTTCTTCTTGTGTCTGTTGTAATTGTTCGGTCATACGAGTAGCAATATTCTCGGGAGAATTAAAACCAACTGGGAGCGATAATTCTATGAGTTCATTATAAATATTATATTTCCCTAACGCTGGATCAAAGAAATTAACCGCGTCATCAGTAGTCCAGTATGTATTAGTTTCAGCGTTAAAATCAATTTTCTGTATCATCTCCTCTCTACATATTATCGTGTATCTTGTTCCATCGTTTTTAGGTCGATAATATCCAGTCCCGTCCGCTAAAAAAAATTGTTGATAATCAGACATACATATAGAATAGATATCATCTCCCGCTGTATATCCAGTTTCATTCTTACATCTCCCCGAGGCGTATGTATCTTCATTATTCCACCATTCAGAATAATTCGGTTTCGTCGAATTTAACGCTTTCGTAGAATTATGACTAAGACCATAATAAATATCGTGTATGTCTGGATGTCCGTTAGTTGATAACGCACTTACATTAGATTCAGTCGTAGTAGGTTTCTCACAAACGAAACGACGAGGCAGAAAATAATAACCTTCGCAATTAGTTGATTTATAATAATTCGTCTCTACATACGCTTTATCGTCTGTTAAATCTTTCGTAATCGGTTCTGGTATTAGAGATTGATATAAAGCGGTTTCCATTCTACTCCGTGAGGCGACTGGTTCCTCGCCCTTACTAACCTTTTTTATAATGTTCCATGTTTTATTTTTATCTAATGATATACCTTTAATCTCTACGGCGTTCGGTGTTCCGCACCCCCGCTCATTCACGAAACAATAATCAACAGATACTTTATCTCCTCTTTTTAGTTGTAATGAATTATCTAATTTATTAGTAAATGAAGCGGGCGAGGTGAGGTTCCCCGCTCTTACTTCGCTGGACGCTTGATTATTACATTCGATAATCGTAGTATCAGTATATTCACTCATTTTATATTATATGATTATATTTTATTTTTATCTAAATTATCATTATAAAGATGAAATAAACCAAATTGACTTTAAATGATTATAATAAGGGCAATATGGTTTATATTATATAATTAATAAAAAATTGTTTTTTCCTTTTCGGTTTATTTTTTTTATATTTCATATTATAATGAATAGAGGGATTTATTCTTCGGGGTTAATGTCCCAAGGTGAAGCGATTGAAGAAGCGAAGAGAAAGAGAATACAGCGATTAGAATCAGAAAATAAAGAAAATGAAAAATTTAAACATATCTTAGAGATAAAGAGAGACATGAAGAATATGAAAAATGATATCAATATTATTAAAAGCGATTTAAAAATAATATTATCATTCATTCAAGAAATGAAACCAGATGAAAAGGATAATAAACTTACTATCACAACAACCGAGAATAAAGGATGGTTTTTCAGTTAATCCCTTTTTTTATTTTTTTTTTATATTTTATTTTTTATCTAATTACTCATTATAAATATGAGTGGTTTTTTCGATAGCGGACAGAAGATTAATCTGGATCAAAGTGATGTAAGAATTTCGGCGGAGAATGGTTTAGACTTCTCACAAGACCAGACGATAGGGATTTATATTCCTCCATCTGTAAAATATTTTTCTGGTAAGGATTGTTATCTCCAATTCGACGCTCAGATTAAAGGTGATGTTGATAAGGCGAAAGGGTCTTTCGCTACTCGTCTCCAATTAGACCCTAACATCGGAGCGAATAGTTTATTTTCATCTCTAAGAGTGTATGCTGGTAATCGTGAAACATTATTAGAAGAAAATACTGAATATGCTTCTTATGTATCTGTGAAATATGATTATTCTAAAACTGATACTGAACAGAAAAAGAGAGCGTTAAGAGAGGGATGTGGTATCTGGACACCAGCGACATCTGGGACATTAGGGACGACTAAATCCATCGGTAATAATTTCTTATATAATCCTTTCATGAAAGTCCCTAATGCGGGTCAATCTACTGACCCTAACGCCACTCTCGCTACGGAGTGGGATGATACTGACTTCATCCCCGCTAAAATATGTGTCCCGCTTCACTGCGGAGTATTCGCTGAAAATAGTAAAGTATTTCCTAATCTCCTCACTAACGGATGTTATATCGAGTTAGTGATGGCGGGAGAGAGAAACCTTTTCAGACAGATGGACGGAGTATTAAAAGAGAGACGAATGAGATTAAATCCAGTCTTTTATGGTAAAGATAATGCGGGGACTAAGGTGACGGCGGGCGACGAGGTTGATGCTGTCTGGTGTCGTGCTGGTGTAAATAATCAGAGAGACCCTCAGTCGTGTCCCTTCGTTGTAGGTGAAAAAGTTAATTTCGTTAAAGATACTAATAATGGAGATACAACTACTACGAACACGATTACATTAGGTAAAGATGGTTATGGTGCTGTTATTACAGAATTATCTAATGATGGGACACTTCTTAAAATCGGTTTCGATACTGGGACTAAAATTAAAATCGCTACTGGTATGGATCAAGCGACAGAGAACTGGTTTTTATTTAGTGAGAGCGTCTCGGGTGCTACTGAATTCTCGCCATCATGTAAGGTTTCGAATGTTGAGTTAATCTGTCATCAGATTGATATGGGTGAAGTATATGAGAAGAAAATGATTAATAAAGTCAGTCAAGGTGGTGTAGTTATGTTTGATATCCCTTCTGTCGGCGTCCAGACCCATTCTCAGTTAGCGAGCGACATACAAGCGACTATCCCCTTAAATTTAGAATATTCTAAGGCGAGAGGTATTATCGCTCTCCCTACTGATGCTAAATTATATTCGACCGCTCACCAGACATCTGCTACGGGGACTTATTTAATTAGAAAAGATGCGGGAGCGTTATATCAAGAAGATACATTAAACAGAAGTAATAGAACTGGTATAAGTGGTGTCTCTAATGGTCTCTCTAAATATAATTTCTTTCTTCATGGTAAGATGGTGCCGTCTCGTGAAATATCAACCGCTAAAACTACTGATAAGAGAGGCGGTATAGATGCTCATTTTATCTCTGAGTTAGAGAAGGGACTTCTCGCTTGTGGTATCCCCGCTAATTCGTTTGAAGAATATGCCTCTAACTTCATTATCGCTCGACAACTCGCTATCGGTAAGGTCGCTGTCTTCGATGGTCGTGGTAAGACTGCTCGCCTTAATTGTAAATTCGAAGGGTCTGTTGCTGATGTAAATGCTCCTTCGGTAAATACTCTCTGGAAGATGTTTATTAAACATACTAAAACGCTCGTAATCAAGGGAGATAATATTTCAGTAGAAATATAAACCATAAAGGAAATAACATTTTTTTATTCATTTAAGATATAAACCATAATGACTATTCTATACTCATTTAAAGTCAATTTGGTTTATTCGTTTTTTAATGTATTTTTTTTTTCTATTTAAGTAATATAAAAAGAAATGAATCAATATGATGATACTAAGATTAAAAAAATCGTCGAACAATATAATAAGAAGAGAGATAGAGAAATAAAACAATATCATGAAGAGAAAAAATTTAATGAGGTTTTTATGAAAGAAAATAATGAAAGAGCGAAAAAATATTATCTCGATAATAAAGATAAAGTTAAGTCAAGATATATAGATAATAAAACATATAATCAATATAAATGTTTATTTCGATATTATAAAAATCAATCTCGTATCGGGGAGTTTAAGATAAAACATGTAGAGAAATATAATTTTTTAGTTGGAGAAGGTGTAATCGTTGAAGAAGTTAATAATAATAAAAATATCACCGATTTAATGAATGATAATTAGGTAGTAATTATCGTAGGGATTAATTTATTTTTTTTAGGTTTTATCGTGGAGAAGTTTTTTTATGAGGTATATACTCATAAAATAATCGATTTTTAGAAGAATATCCATTATTTTTAATAAAAGTTTAATTTTCTCGAAGTTTTTTATCACATGAAACACAATTTAAGATTTTTATATACTTTTTTATCGCTTGATCCACAGATAAAAAATATATTGTAAGAGTTTCATTAAATTAGATGAGTGCGTTTAATTCATTATTTTTTTTTTATATTTAAGTTTATAAAATATGTCTTCTGTTTCTTCTTTTTCGAAATCCTCGATTTTAAATTCTTCTTCGTCCGCTAAAATTAATATGTCTCCTTCATGTAATATGAAGTTTAAAACATTTTCTCTTATCCCTAATTCTAAAAGTCCTACGGACGAATGGAAAAAACACGATAAGACGAAAAAGTTTATTAATAAACATAAGTGGCGAGATGAATCTATATCTAATTTAATTTTATCCTCTACTTGTAGAGGTATCCCTACGGGAAGAATAAATAAATGTTTCGTTGTTGATTTAGACTTCTATGATAAACTCCATCCAGATGGAACTATCAAGAAAGAATTTAATTCAGCGGAAAATGAATTTATCCAGACCTTCGGGAATGTAGATGAGATAATTAAAAAATTCTCTGATACTCTAATTATTAAAACCGCTTCTGGCGGTCTTCATCTATATTATCAATACGATAATAATTTTAAGACTACTTCGAACCATTTTCATCAGATTGATATTCGGTCTGATGGTGGTTATGTTGTTGGTATGGGGTCAGTTGTCCCTAACGGGTCTTATGATATTGTAAGTGATAAAAGGATTTCAGTTATCCCCGAGGATCTATCTCTTTGGTTGAAGAATAATTTATGGAAGAAAAAGTTAATTACTAAACCATTAAAGAAAAATAATAAAAATGAAATTAATTCTATCTCACATGAAGTATATGAACAAGATGAAGTAGATTTATCCGCTTATCACTATAACATAGATGAATGTGTTTTAATCGATATCCTCGATAATTTACCCTCTGACTATTTCACAGATACTCGAAAATGGTTAATC